AGCAGTTACAAGAGATTCTGGTCTAAGAATCTTTCTGCCATACAAATGCATACCACGAACAATATCAGCGAAACTGTCAGGGTCTCTGTAAGTTTCTGTTTTGTTGATTTGTTCAGCAGTTGCTACTGATGAAGTATGTCCTGCAACAATAACACCATAGTTAGAATTTTGGTTTGCAGAACCTGAAGTTCCTGGACCTGTTCCAACTGCAGGTAAGTTGTTTGACATATATACATCAAATCCGTGGATTTTGCCGATTGATAAACCTGCTCTTAGTCCACCTGATTCACCAAAGTCTGCATTTAGAAGACGTGAATCTTCATCTTTAAGAACTTCAACGAATGTTGGATGTAGAACTAGCCATCTGCCGTCTGTATCTACGAATTGTGTATCAAGCAATCTACCCATTCTAGCAATAACCTGTAAAGGTGTAGCTGTAGCAGTTGCTTGAGCTGTTGCACCACCTAGTCTAGGAGCAAGAGGAATTGAATGGTCTCCTGCACTACCTGTTGTGATGTTACTGAAACTATCTTTTCTTAGTTTCATTGAGGTCAACAATTCATCAGAACCTGCTGTTGATACTGCTTTTGTGCCACTTACGACATCATTAGCAGTTCCTGCAACAGCATTGATTGATGCTTGTTTGAACCCTGATAGATAACCTAAAACCTCTTGGTCATAGTTATCTTTAAGTCTGTACCCTGCTCTGTCACTTGCGAGTTGAGAGAAGTTTACGTGACTATGTGCTTCCTCTATGTCGTCGATTTTAAATGCAAAATAGTTTGCTTGGTCGACAACTAAGCTGAAGTCTTCGTCATCAAGGTCTTGTGGTTGAATCATTGTACCACGAGCGTATTCCTTGACTGTAATTTCTGGTTCTTTGATAATCTTAACAGTATCACCCATTGCAGAGATTTCACCAAAGTAATCAGAATTAGTTATACTTTCTACAATAGAACTTTTTCTGAATGCTAGTTGAACCTGCTTAGAATATATTACAGGTGAGAAGTTACCATTAGGAAGATTACCATACCCAGCAGCTTGTTTAAACGCCATAGTATTTCTCCTTAATTATACTACAAACAAATGCAAAATATTTAGTTTATTCAGGGGTCTATTTTTCAAAGGTGCAAACTTACTTGTACTTTGCAAATTTGGGCTTTTACTCGACAGAGTGGGTCTAATATTCTTTATATTTGCGAATTATAACTATGTGGCTATGCATAATACATAGGGATAGTTTAATATATATTATATAGTTATATCCAATATTTTAGGTTTGTCAAGCATTTATCTTGCATTTCCTGAAATATCGTATACAAATTTATTAGCACGAATAGCTTCCATTATTGCATCGGAGTTTTTTTCGTACTCTTTTGCTGACATACTTTGTACATCAGATTCCTTAAAATAAGTAGAGCTTTCATCTTCTAAAGGTTTATTTCTAGACGATTTAGTATTTACAGATTTTGCTGCTTCTTTATCTGTTTTTACTTTTTTGCCAACACTTATATTTTTATCTATTTTATATAGGTCTATTGCTCTAGCAGCAGACCTTGCATCACTATCGTTTTCATATAAAGCATCTTGTACCCATTTAGGTTGTTCTTCTGCCCACTCATGAAACTCATCTGTATCTCTTATTTCTGCAAAATCAGGATGAAGTCTTAATAATTCTGCTTCAGCTTTTTCTTTTGTAACATTAAACTGCATTTCATCAATAGCTTTTACTTTTTCTTCTAGCTCTTTAGATTGCTCTGAAGCTTTTTTAATTGCTATTGTTTCTATAATACCTGCTACATCAGGATATTTTTTTGCCCATTCTTCTATTTCTGCTTCAGTTTTAGGTAATTTAATTTCTTGTTTAGTAGCAGAGTCTAATTGTTTTTTTAAAGAATCTATTTCTTTTTTATAATCTTCAGTTTGTTTTTGAGAGTGTCTTCTTAAATCACCATAACGCTTTTTAAAACTTTTTTCTTCAGCATTTTTTGGTTCTTCTTCTTTTACCTCTTCTTCTTGTGGCTCAGGTTCATTTTCCTGTTCCATAAGTTTTTTTAATTCTTCTTCATCTTTTTTTATTCTGTCTTCTATATTTTTTGGTTTAGACATAAACGCAACTTTTTTAGGTGTTGCTTCCTGTGCAATAGCTTCAGCCATTTTTATTCTCCTTTGTTGGGGTCATAGTAGCCACTGTGGGGGATTGAGTAGCCAACAATAGGTAGATTATTTTTTAGAAGCTAATCCACCACGCTTCATCTTCTTCTTTTTAGGTCTTTCTATTATACCACCTTTTGCTCTTCTGTATCCTGTCTTTTTTTCAAATGTTTCATCTCTAGTATATTTTTCTTTCTGCGCTCTAGTTTGTTCTTTTTCTGCTTCCCTAGCAGCTTCTCTATCTCTTCTATCTTGGTCTTCTCTTTCTGATTTATCTTGTTCTCTTCTTTTTTGAGCGGCTTCATCAGCTAGTCTTTTACGATTAGCTTCAGCTGCTGCTTCTCTTTCTGCTGCTTTCTTTTTTCTATCGGCTATAGCTTGGGCAGCACTTTTTATTTTGGACTGTTTTTCAGCTTCTTTAATTGCATCTTCTTTTATTTTAGCTTGTCTTTTATCTTCTGCAACTTTTTCAGCAAACGCTTCTTCAGCCTTTTGTTTTGCTATTAGTCTTGATTTTTGATAAGCTGCTGCTTCTGCTTCAGCTTTTTCTTGAGCTGCTTGTTTAGCTTCTGCTAAAGCTCTTCTTTTATCTGCTTCAGGACCTATAGATACACCACGTCTTTTTTCAGGGTCATCCATAAAACTGTAGTCTGTATCTAGTTCATCTCTATAATATTCCCCTGTTAAGTTTCTATTATAAGCATTTGTTAAATCCTTTTCATTAAAGAAAAATCCTGGAACTTTCATTTCTTTACCAAAAATATTTATAGTAGATTTACCACTTTTTATATAATCCATTACTTCTTGAAAAGTAAAGTTAGGATTCTCATCCATTACTTTTTGAACAGTGTTACTATAACTTTCTTCTCTTCTTTTGTTATCTTCTTCTATTTGTTTATCTTGTCTTTCACTATCTTCATCAGGTTCTGCTATATCTGAAATTACGTCATCTGAAATATTATCTGCAGGTTCAGCTTGTTTAGGTCTAAATCCTTTAGGAACTGTATAACCTGGAAGTATATTACCTCTAAAAAATGGAACATTTATAATAATGCCTTCATCATTTATATACTCTCTATATTCATCAGCTACAGGAGGTATAAATACATCAAAAGGAGGTAAAGGGTCAGTAGGAGCATCTACAGGAGTATTGTCTTGTATAGGTGATACATAATCATCTATTGGCATTGGCATAGGTCTATACTCAGGAAGACCTCCTTGAATTGGGGGTCTTTTCATACCTAATGGGTTAAATTCTTGTTGTTCAAACATTTGACCACCTTGTACATTTATATCAGATGCATATGGACTACCACCATTTGCAAAAGATTGTATTGAACCACCTTGATAAGCAGGAATAGAATCATCTTCTAAATCTAAATCATCCATGTTAAAAGGTATATCATCAGGGAGTACAGCTTCTTCAGAGTTACCCATTTGACCCATAGCTTCCATACGTTTAAGACCTGCTTTAGCTTGTTGTCTTAAGTTCATTAATTTAGATAATCCTATAAATCTAACTACATCTGCAGGAAAAACAAATTCGCCTTCACTTAATTGTGCAGGTATATCATCTCTAACTTCTTCTTGCGATGAACCAACAGGAACTTCATTACCTGAAATGGGGTCTATTGTACCACCATCTTGTTCTAGTCCACCCTCGTCAAACAGTTTCATTTGTTGTTGCATTGTTGCTCCCCCTTTAGCAAAATTATACGTATTTCTTAGCCTTGTATACTCTTCTACAAATATGTCTTTTTGTTCACGAGACATATTTTTGCTATTTTTTATCCATTCTTTTGTCATAGCATCGTATTTTTTTCTTGCTCTTTTTTCTTCTTCTAATTTTTCTAGAGCAAAATTTGCAGAATCTTCAATAGACATATCTTTAGACTTTTCGAAATATTCCATTTCTTTATTATATTGTTCATCAGTCATATTACCTTGCGTAATTTTCCTACCACCATCTATTTTTTCTACTTTAAAGTTAGTCATTTTTTAATACCTCATCTCTGAGTAGTTTTAGTCTTTTAAATGCCATAATAGACCCTTGTGACCTATTTATAGTTGATATATTATCTGATTGTTCTAATGTTTTATATTGTTGTTTTATAAGCAAATCAATATAATTATTGAACCCCTGCCATAGGTGGCTGTTGCTGACCAGTGGCTTGAGGTTGCTGAGTAGGTTCTTGTCCATTATTTCCTGTAAATCCTTGTTCTTGTGGTAAAGGCACTTGACCTGTACCTATAGTTCCTCCACCTGCTCCTGTTGGGTCTGCAGGATTAGCACCTGCTACCATGCCTTGTTGTTCAGGTAAAGGCGCTTGAAAACCTTTCATAAGTTCTGCTTGTAATGCAGCTTCATCCATATTATTTGTAACTTTATCAGGGTCTAAATCTAATGCTTTGGCTATTTCTCTAATTATATATTGAAACTTAGCAAATGGAGCTAAAGCAGGATTACCTGCTACCTGCATAAATTGCATTAATCTTTGACTACGAACTTCATTAGCCATAAGACTTTCAGTTCCTCTAGCCTTAACTTCTAAATCCCCTTTTATTTTAGGGTCAAAATCAAACTGCATATTAAATCTAAATAAACCTTCTCCTAAAGGTCGTAAAAGATAATGGTCTATATTTTTAATAACTGTTTTTATATTACCACTTGCAGCATTCATTAACATAGATATACCTGATGCAGTTCTACCTACACCTGTTATACCTGTTTGACCATGTGCAAATGAGGGTAGTCCTGTTGACTCATCAGCTAATTGTCTAGCTTTATCAAATAACTGCATATTCTCTGCAGATACATTTGGATATTTAGTTCCAAAAATAGCTTGACCTGGAGCGCCACCTTGTCTTCTAAATATTTTGCCTGGATAGACAGATAAATCTTGACCAGGAACTAAGTTAGTTTCATCTACTTCTATAAGTAAATTACCTGACAACACACCATTATCAACAGCCATTCTCATAAAACCATTCATTAATGTTTGTGTATCATCCATATTTTCAGCTATACCTACACCAAAAAATGAATATGGATTAAGTTCGTATGGTACAGCCATATATGGTATTTTAGCAGGTTTAAATGGATTTAATACCATTCTTAATAGCTTACCATTACAAGTCCAAACATTTGCTTGTAATTCATCTGTATCTTTTAATTCAGTAGGTATATCTACACCTTGTTCAATTAATAACTCTGTGTCTATCATACCCCAATATTCTAATACAGAAAATCTATCTATGCCATAGTCAGGAGCATAATCTGTTAAATCATCTTCCCAATACTTTTTAACATAGTTTTCACCCATTTCTATAACTTCATCAATTACACTATCCCTAAAATAAGGTCTCTTTTTTAATGCACGTAATTGACTTCTTGACATTTTATGTCTTTCAATTACATATTGTGCTTCTTCCATACTATGTGCATCAGGGTCAGGATAAAAATTCCAAACAGATACTTGTGTAACTTCAGGTACAGTTTTCATTAAAGGACTATAATCTCCACCATCCTCCCAATTAGGATATTCTTTATCTATAGCAAAAGGTCCTTTCATTATACCTGTACCAAATAAAGACATCTCAAAAGCTGCACTTCTTAGATGCATAGAAGCATTTGATTCTTCTAATTGGTCATGTACTTTCTTTTGCATTTTTTTAGCTGCTATCATAGCAGGGCTAAAAGTTATAGACGATGGAGTTAAACCTGGACCTTCTTTTAAATTATCTATATCTGCTAACTTTTCAGATAATGGACCTAATGAATCTTTTAATGATTTTTCAGTAGCACCTGCAGGTAACTCTTTGCCATCACCTTTAAATCCATAAGGACTTTCTAAACCTTGTTCATCATTTAATTGCTCAGGAGCTTTAGGGTCAAAGTGTACATCAGCTACAACACCATCAGGTAATTCTGTAGGTTCTATACTTAATGGAAATTTATTACCACCAAACAACACATCTACTATTTGTCCATATGCTGCTAATGTTTTTGTTTTTGTAACTTTTATAAATACTCTAGATTTTTCTGCTTCAGTAAATTGTACATCAGGTCCATATATACCTCTATAATTTCTATATGCTCTTAGCCATCTATCTTCATCTTGCTGTCTATAATCATCAGACTTTTTATATCTTTCCATTATATAGTCAACAACAGATTTTACTTGAAAGTTTTCAGGAGTATCTGTATCATCTAATGCAACTGCATTATCATTTATATCCATTTCTTGTTCTTCAGCCATATATTTTCCTTAATAACCAAATGTAGAATCTGCTATTGGCATACTACTTGATGGTTTTCCATGTGGGTCGTAATCAAATATACTAAACCTTGGTCTTGACATTATACCATATCTTAAAGCATCATATAAATGGTCTTCTGCTTTTGTATCTACATCTTCAGGATTTCTTTTATCTAAAGGTATAGATGGTAATTGTGCCACTATATTTGTACAGGTATTAAAAAATATTAACCTAGGTTCTTCAGTAAATTCATCTACCTGTAATCTTCTATGTATTTCATTTTTTCCTGATACACGAGAACCCTTACTTCTATCAGAAGGTCTCCATCTACAACCTCGTATAATCATCTGTTCTGCTAAAGAAGGACCTGTATCTCCTCTTTTATGCCATAAACTTGAATCTAATACACCATATTTAATATTGCCATCACCTGCTTCAGCATCTAATACCATATCAGCTAAATCTGTCGCCAATACTTTTGATACATAAAGTTCACGATATACAATAAGTTGTTCATTTGGCGAGACAGCAAACCAAAGAACACCTGAATAACTTCCATAACCATAATCGCAAGCCCTAAACTTAACCCAATTATTAGGAATACTAAAGGGGTCAACAACGTGTACTTTCCTATCAAACTCAGTAAATGCTGCACCTTCTTTAATATCCCAGTCACCTTCCAATAATTGTCTTCTTTGTTGTTCAGGAAGGGAAAGTAACATTGCTTCATAGTCTCCACTTTCTGCGAGGTATGGATTATCAGATAATCTTGCAGGAATAAATCTCCGTTTGAATAAAGGTTTGCCTGCTTTAGAATGTCCTGATGGATATTTAAGGACTTCTCCTGTTTCAATATCTGTTGCATTAAATGACTTTCCATATGCAGCAGGGTCTATAAACATTTTTTTAACCCAATGATGCCCAACACCTCCTGGGTTTGTTGTAGCTCTCATAAATATGGGCAAATCACTTGCTGTAGAACGTAAACGAGAACGCATATAATTCCAAGCAAAAGGTGTAGACCACTGTGTTAACTCATCAAAACCTATCCAACTAAATGCTAAACCTTGATAACGCATTACGTCTTCATCTCTATCAAGATACGACATCCATAATCTTGCACCTGATGGTGCTACCCACTGCATCTTTCTTTCGTACCACTTGATACCTTTCCAGATTTGAGGATATAACTCTTGAGATTTAAATATAAGTTCTCTAAGTTCTTCTGTTGTATGTCTAAGTAACAATCCACTAAATTGTGAATGACCCATATATCTTAAAGGGTCTGCTAACATAGCATAACTTTTGCCACCGCCTGCTGAACCTCCATATAGAACTTCTCTTTCTGAAGCAGCTAAAAAATCTGTTTGAGGTCCTTCATTAGGTTTAAATAGTATATTAGCTTCTTCTTCTTTTATAGATTCTAATGTACTATAGTTCTGTAACGACTGTTCCTTTGTTTGCACCTGTTCTTTCGTTTTCGATTTGATGCGCTTTGGCGATTGCCTTTTGCGCATATTCTGCCCACTGACGGATGCTTTTAGCTTTGTCCTTACGTCGTCTTTCATTCATTAATCTTTTTCTTAAACCTATATGAGAAATACTTCTACCTGTATTAGCTGTTAGCCAATTAGCTACTTCTCTATACGAATATTGATTTATATGTTGTCTAGCTTTTTCTAATAAATCTAATTCTTTTGATACAGGTCTTAAAATATCAGGGTCGTTATTATCCTGTATATATCCAAAAGGTATTGTTCTAGCTATACGAGGTATTGATACCCACTCATTTCCATCTTTAATGTCTGTAGGTTGAGGTAACTTCCACTTTCCTAAACTTCTACTCATCTTCCTCTGATACTTGTTTAGCAGGCATTAACATAACACCACCTGTAGATTCAACTTGCATCTTTTCAGTTTTAACTAATCCACTTCTATCAAGTAATTCTTTTGCTGCAGACATTTTATCTTTAATGCCTAATTCTGTAGGGTCATATAATCCACCTACCATAGCCATAGCAGCTTTAGGTGCGTTACTTGCCATATATATTTGCGTAGCTTCTAATATTTCTTCTTTTAAAGATTTAATTATTTCTTGATTATTTGTAGCAGGAGAATAACCTGCAATAACTTTAGCATCTTTAATATTACCATTTGCATCTGTAAATAATACATCAAGAAATCTCTGTTGCCTATCTGTCAGTTTTCTAGCCATGTTTTATAAACTTTCTTTCTCTAGGTTTAAAGAGTTCTATTAAATTTTTAATATGTCTCTTTCTTTGCTTTTGTTGTTTTAACTCAAGCCTACTGCCTGCATTCGTGATATAAGTCTGTCTGCTCGATTTGTTACTTGTTTGTACCATCTTGAATCTTTCATTTGATATCCTGCTTCTAACCAATTACCATCGTGTATAGCCTGTATCATTTTCTTAAATTTAGATAATCTTGGTCTACCCATATTAAACATCATATTAGCTAAAATTAATTTAACTTCTTCAGGTAGTTTATCCCAATCATCAAATAATTTTTTACATTCTCCTAATGTTACATATATGTCTTGTTCGAATGCTTCGTTAACTCGTATTTCATCAATCGGTGTTCCCATCCCCATTTGGTGTTCAGGGTCTTTTTCAGTAATAAGATGTCCGATACCAAATGTAGGTAATCCAAGGTGGTCCAGATATACTTCGTATTTACATCCCTCATCTATTTTAAGTTCCTCTCTCAATCTATCGGTAAATGTTTCCATTAATGTGTCCTTTTTAATTTTTCATTTTCTTTTAATATAGTATAGTATGCTTTAGTTAATTCTTTTAAATCGTCTTGTAATGTAAATATAGTTTCTCTAGCAGCAAGTAGCTCTCTTCGTAATGCTTCTTCAAATGTATCTTCATGATTTTCCCACCCATTTGCTTGAATCATTTTTTACCACCTAATGCACTAAAACCAAAATATGCTCCCACAAGACCACACATCGATATATATTGAGTCATAAGTATACTTTCTGCTTCTGCAAGTCTGTCTGGAAATGCCAAAGTTAGGATAGTGGTAATACCCATAAGAATAATTAAAACCCATGCCATT